GGGCTTCTATCGAAGACTCGTCGGTCCGACGCCACCTGGAAAATGCGCGGATCACACCTGTCACGATCCGAGCGCCTGCCTGGGCGGACGCGAGTGTCCACACCGAAAGTGTGTCAACCCCGCTCACTTGCAGTTCGTTACCTACGCCGAAAATCTCGCGGTGAACCGGCGCAACCGGTGGCACCGCGACGACGGTGGCGCGGATGTGTGTAAGTACAACCACCCGTTTACGCCGGAAAACACGCTGTGGAACCTTTCGCGCGGCAATCTGGTTCGCCGCTGCAAGGCATGCGCCCGGGAGACGGCTCGACGTCACATGATCAAGAGTCGTGGTGGAGATCCTGGCCCGTTCGCTCCACGCATGGATTACGAGCCGCGCAAGAAGCCGCCCCCGAAAACTCATTGCCCCGAGGGTCACGAATACACCCCTGAAAATACCTATTGGCGCCCGGACGGCAAGGGTCGCGAGTGCTGTACCTGCTTCGGACGCAATCCACGACCAAGATCCTGACCTCATGCTTCACCTCCCGAATATGTCCGATTAAGGTATTACGAACCTTTGGCCTGGATAGATCCAATGTGGGTCTTTTATGAGGTTTCGATTCGCATCGTAGATCGTGGGCCACTTCGCGCCTGCCCCGTAGAAGCGCAGCGCGATATTCCACAGGCAGTCTCCTTTGACCACAACGTAAGTACGCGGCGCGGGCGGCGCCGGAGGGGGCGGTGGCGGTGGTGGCGGGTTGATCGGTCCGACGGCGGGCGCAGCGTCGGATGCCTCGGTCATAGTGATTGAGGCGACGGCCTGCGTGATTTCGTTGGTGGTGGGGTGGCGCTGGGATGAGCTGACCGAGCAATCGGTGATGCGCCACAGTCCGGCCTCGCTCGGTCCGTACCGGACAAGCACGCGCTCTTGCGTCTTGCATAGTGCCTTGAGCGCGTTGAACTGGTCGGTTTGCGTGTCGAACATGTCCGGGCTGGCCAGGGTGAGTGAAAACTTCATGGTGGCCAGGTTGTCGCCGGAACGCAGCAGTAGCGGCGTGTTGCCGGTGCGGTCGGTGCTTGCCCAGGTCTGCGCGAGGCCGTCGTATTCGATCTCTTGGGGTGCGTAGCGGGCACTGAAGGAAATCGTGCCGGTGGTCTCGGCGTAGAGGTGCATCCGAGGGCTCGCGGCGGATGCAGGAACTGACTTGTTGATCGGGACGATGGCGGGCAGCAGGTCCTGATCGGTGATCAGGGTGAGCGAGGTGGTCATGACTGGCCCGCCTTGTACTTGTACCTGTTCTTGGCGTTCTGCTCCCGATCGTGTTCACGTAGGGCGCTCAGGACAGCCTTGTGCGTGTTCTCGCCGCCGCTGACGGCGAGGGCGGGCGGTCGGTCGCGCAGTGCGGCGGACAGTTCACGGACGGCGGCCATGAGTTCGCGGTTGCCGGTGCCGCTGGATTCGGTGCGCGAGATCGCGGCCGAGACCGGCATGGGGATCTTCTTGGCCATGCCGGCCGCGATGGTGGCCGAGTTCGGTACGACGTAGCCGCCGCGCGGCAGATTCGGCACGATCTCCGGCCCGTTGGCGCCGAGGACGCCGCGTACCTGGCCGCCGCGCACGAGCAATTCGGGTCCGTGCTCACCGACGAGAGCGGGGCCACCGGGAGTGGGGCCACCGGCGTAGAGGATGGGGAGTTTCGGCAGGCCGAATGACTTGCCGCCGATGAAGGGCACCCAGCTCGGGACCGTGATGTTCGGGATGCTGTTCCAGCCCTTGGCGATGAAGTTCCACACGGCTTTGACCGCGCCAACGATGGTGTTCCAGACGCCGGATACGACTTTTCCGACAGCGGATATCGCATCGGATATGCCGGACCAAGCACCCTTTGCGGCGCCAGAGATTCCATCCCAGAGGGTTTTGAACCAACCGGATATAACGGACCAAACACCCTTGATCAAACCCCAGGCGTCGGTCGCTGCCGTGACGATGCCGGACCAGATCGTCGCGCCGACGGTGGCGATGATGATGAAGATCGGGTGCAGGATCGTGTTCCAGAGCCAGCCCGCCGCCGCTGAGATCATGTTCCAGCACCACTGAGCTGCGGTAACGATGCCGCCCCACAGCCATTGGGCGACCGCAGAGATCACGATGAAGATCGGATGCAAGATCGTATTCCAGAACCACAGTGCGGCGGCGGAGATCAAGTTCCATGCCACGGTCGCGATCGTGACGAGACCCTGCCACACCATGATCGCCACGGTTGCGATCAGCGAGAAGATCGGGTGCAAGATCGTGTTCCAGAGCCACTCGGCGCCGGCCTTGATCAGCCACCAGACACCTTGCGCGGCGAGTGCGATCAATGTGATCAGACCGACAATGATGTACACAACGACCTGAATGATAAATTTGATCACAGTCCAGACAATTGAGACAATAGGCTCCAAAACGGACCAAACGGCCTGCCATGCGACAACCAGGCCCTGCCAGATGGCCTGAGCTGCGGCAACGATGCCGCGCCAGATGCCGGTGACGATCACGACCCAAGCGCGGATGTAGGCGGCGATGAAGTCCCACACCGCGACGGCGGCGGCCTTGATGAAGTCCCACACCGCCACGGCGGCGATCTTGATCGCGTTCCATACCGCCTCGACCGCGTCGCGGAACCACGCGCACTTCTCCCACAGCACGACGATGATCGCGATCACGGCGATGATCGCGAGCACGATCCAGCCGATCGGCGTCGCGACGAACGCGGCATCGATCGCTCCGGCCGCGAAGTCGGCAGCGACAGCCAGCCCGTCCAGCGCGAAGAGACCGATGATGCCCATCGTCTCCAGCCCGGAAGAGACGGCGGCGGCAACGACACCGATCGCGGTCATCAGCTTCATCGCGTTGTTGATCGCGATGATGATCGGCGCGATGATCTTGAATGCCAAGAACAGGCCGAGCATGGTCGAGAGCAGTTGATTGAATCCGGGGATGTTCGCCTGCGCCCAGACCAGCCAGTTGGAGAATCCGGCCAGGGCGCTGGCGAAGGTGGTGAACGCACTGAAGCTCAGCCCTCCGGCGAGCTTGGCTAGGTTCGAGACCACGGTGATGATGGACGGACCGAGGCCGCCCAGGTCGGCCAGGTGGCCGATCAGCGTGGCCAGGGCTGGAATGAGCTGCGTGTTGATCTGACCGAGCAAGGGTGCGAGGTTCGATCCCGAGGCCAGGCCGCCGAGCAGGTGGAACACGTTGCCGATCAGAATCTCGACCTGGCGGATAGCCGGCATGGCGTCAACGAAGTACTTCGTGATGCTGGCCTGCCCGCTCGTGCTCTGCGTCCAGGCACGGAACTTCGCGGTCAGGTCGTCGATCGAGCCGCCGAACCCAGCGGTCACGCTGCCCGCGATCTTGAAGATGTTGAACAGGGCGACGATGACGTTCCATACGGCTTTGCCCGCGTCCCAGAGCTTGCTGAACGCGTTGGTCATCATCGTGGTGATGTTGCCGCTGGCCGATTCGGCCTGCGCCCAGGCGGACACCTCGCCGGCCAGCAGTTTGAACGTGTAGGCCATGGCCTGGGTGGCGGGCTCGATCGCTTTGATCAGCGCGAGCGCGCCGGGCAGCAGGCTCAATAGGCCCTGGAGAAAATCGTGCACGATCGGGTCGAGGCCGTTGAAAATGTCCTGCACGGTGGACAGCGTGCTGGCCTTCTGGGCGAAGCTGCCGAGCTGGCCGGCCGCGAATCCGAGTTGCGCGCCGATTGCGGTCAGGCCACCGCCGGTCACCTTCGACAGTGGCTTGAGATCGTTGGCCAGCGTGCTCACGCCGGTGAGCAGGCCACCCTTGGCGATTTCGTCGCCCAGGCCGGAGAACTCGCTCTTGATTTCACCGAGGGGCCCGGCAAGCTGGGTCGCGGTCAGTTTGAACACGGCCATCGACGCCGCCGCCGCGAGCGCGGCGGGCGCAAAGTTCAGCAGGTTGAGTAGCAGTGGCGCGAGGTGGGCGATGCCGATAATGGATGCGGCACCGGCCGCCGAGATCGCACCGGCTAGGGCGTAGATGCCGGTGGCGATCGACCCGAACTTGAACAGCTTGGTGATGCTGCCGAATCCACCGGTGGACTTGTTGGCCTTTTCGACCTTGCCCGCGAAATCGTCGAAGCCCTTCGATCCAGCCGCCGCCTTGGCGCCCGACGAGGCAGCACTGTCACCTGCCCTGGCGATCTTTGGCGATGCGCTCTCGGCCGCGCGGCCCGCCTTGTCGGTGGCTTTGGCGGCCTTGTCCATGCCCGCTTCGACGCCATCGCCAGCGGCGCGACCGGCGATGTTGAGCTTGTCAAGGCGATCTTCGACCGTGGAGAGACGTGACTGGATCCGGTCGAGGATGGCGGATAGTTCGCTGTCCTCGCCGTCAAACCGAAGGGTTACGTCATCGGTAGCCACCCTCACCGCCTCCCGTGCGGTGACAGCCTGCCGAGCGCGGAGCTTATTCGCGGGGAGGCGCGCGGGCGCTGGTGATCACGCACCGGCCTAGCTCGGCGAGACATGCGAAACGGCGCCCGTGGGTGCTGACCTGGACCGCACCGCACGAGCGCCGCTCGTGATCCCCATCCCCGTAGAACCGTGTTACCCGCTACGCATAGCCGCGTGACGTGATCAGCATACCGGGCGATCGATTAACTCTTGACCTGGTTGCGTCTGCGCTCGTCGTCCTGCCACACCATGAACGCGGCCATGCGCACCTCGAACTCAAACTGCGAGCCTCGCATGATGAGCACCGGATCGGTGCCGAACGCGGCGCCGATGCGGGCGGCCATCCGGACCAGAGGGTGATCGCTGAGAAAGTCCAGGCGATCCTCTTGGAACAGCGAGGCAGGGTTGTCCGCGTTCAGACCAAAGGGTCGTCGTCATCCTCCGCGTCATCCGACCAGCCGGCCGCACTGGTGACCCGATCGGCCGCGCGCATCAGGTTCGCGTCGCTGCCATAGAGCTTGCGGATGAACACCTTGGCGTCGACCTGATTGAACCGGGCCAGGAACTCGGTCGAGTTCGGCGTCAGCCCCTGTCCAGCCGGCGTGGTCATCGGCAGCCACTCACCGGATGTGGCGCGGTATTCCATGCCGGTACAGGTGCCCAGCAGGACGAAGACGGCCACCATGGCCTGATCGAGGTCGAGCGGGTTGAGCTTGCGACCGTTGCGCTTGTTCGAGGGCAACGCGGCCTTCTGCCATTTCGCGTACAACGCGTACGGAAAGTCGATCTGGCACACCAACCGCAGGTCCATGCCGGGTACTTCGACGGTGGTCGTGTTGTCGATCTCGCGCGCCTCAAGCTGCTCTTGCAGCGCATCGAGCATCGATCCCAGTTCGGGCAACTCCTCGACCGGGGGCAATGGATCCGGTATGGCGACCGAGTTGGCCGCCTGGCCGGTGGAAGCGTCAAACGTGGTCATCTGTCCTCCCAGGACTGATCAGTGACGCCCGGATGGGCGAGGGCGCAGCGCGGGGCGAGTCTGGGAGGACCCCCCACACACCGCGCTGCGCCCTCGCCCATCCGGGCCCGGAAAACAAACAACGACACCGCACCCCGTGGCGCCTGCTGAACAACTACGGGGTGCGATGCCGGGCTTGAGGGAAATCAGCCGACCGAGCCGACCGTGAAGGTCAGTTCGAGTTCGGCCGCGTCACCGCTGGAGGCGTCCGACTCCGGCGGCTTGATCGAGGTCAGCAACGCGTTGGGGTACGTGTCGCCTGCCACGTTGGCGATCGTCAGGTCCGCCTCGGTGGGCGAGACGCTGACCGTGGTGGTCCACTGGCCGACTCGCTGCTTGAGCTGGTTGACCACGGCCTGGTCGCGCAGCGGATCGTAGGGCCGGGTCACCACGACGTCATCGATCTGGGCCGGGGCAGCGATCACTTCGGCGGTCAGCGAACCACCGTCGTAGACCTTGTTGTTGTCGGACTTGATCTCGGCACCGGTCTTCTGGGCCCAATACCCATCGATCCCGTCCACCTTGACGAGGAACTGCCGCTTGGCCGCTTTCATCGCCGCTACCTCCTACTTCACAGTGCGGCCGTAACCCCGGCCTTGGTTACCGACAGGAGAACGGTCGCGGCCGTGGGCGAGACGCGCAGGCCGACCGTGGCCAGGATCTGGTTGAGCGCGAGCGAGGCGACCGGATTGATCGTGGCCGAGGTGTCGACCGCGTAGCCGGGATCGATCAGGGTGCCGTCGGCGGCGTAGCTCGCGAACAGGCCGCCCGCGTCGGCCATCGGCTGAGCGATGCCGATCAGGGTGCCCTTGATCGTGGCGAGCAGGTGGCCAGCCGAGTCGATGATGCCGAACACGTACTGCTCCAACTGCTGGGTCGCGGCCGTGACGTAGCGGTTGATGGTGTCCGCGTCGATCAGGTACGCCCAGTTGTCGAAGTCGCTGGACAGTGAGCGCCATCCGTAGAGCCGCACGTTGCCGGCGACGGTCCGGATCGCGTTGACCTTGTTGATGTCCAGGCTGTTGCCGTCGGCCGCGCTGAACACCTGGTCCGGCGCGACCACGTAGGACGCCTTGCTGATCTCGCCCGCCGCCGCCTTCCAGGGACCGGAGGAGTTGTGCGCCTTCGCGCGCGCCGAGGCCACATAGCCCTCGGGGCTGATCGTTTTGGTGCCGCCAAAGCCGTCCGGAATGCGAATCCAGGGACCGAACAGGCCGGAACGTTTGGCGTCGAGGTTGCTCGCGTAGCCGACCAGGGTGTTGGTGTCGGCACCTTTCTCGCCGGTCAGCAAGCCGATCCGGTTGGTGGTGTCGGCATGCGCGATGAGCGCGGTATGCACGCTCGGACCAGCACCGGGGATGGCGACGGCGCCATCACCCAGGCCGACATCGAACATGCCCAGCGCGGCCGTGTAGGTACCGGTGACCACGTGCGCGCGGTCGTCGGCGCCAGCCGCGATAACACCGGGCGACCCGGTCGGAGCCGGGTTGTTCGCGGGCGCGGTGGTGGCCGAACCGGCATCGGCGAGCTGAATGTAGGCCGAGCGGGAGTTGACCTTGGAGACTGCTTCTTGCGGGGAACCCAGGTTCGTGTAGTCCTCGACCAGCGCGCCCGCGTAGAAGACCTGGAGACGGAAGGTCGCGGCAGTCGACCCGGCCAGCACCTGCACGGAAACGTTGGACGACCAGGCGCCCGGCGAGGACGCGGAAACGTTCAGCGTGGCCAGCGGGGTGCCGCTGGCCTGATCGAGCAGGGCCGAGGCGAGCGTGCCGACCGTGGCGGCCGGGCCGACGACGCGAGCGAGGTAGGCCCGCGAGCCGCCCTCCTGAAAAAAGGTGGTGAGGTCGTCGAACAGGGCCCCGTACGACGTGGCGCCGCCGAAGATCGCGGCGTAGTCGTTCATCGAGGTGATCAGCGCGGGCGCGGCCACCGGGCCACGTTCCGTCATCCCGACGGCGAAGTAGGTCGAACTGGTCGCGGTCGTCGGTGTGGACGGGCCACTCACGGCACCGGTCGTGACCACCAATCCCGGCATGTGTTCCTCCTGCGTGCTCGTGTTAGCCGGTGCGAATCATGGCACCTCAGTGGGCCTGTTCGGGGTCAGACTCGCCCGGAGCGAGGGGAGCATCCTCGTCCGGGCCGCTCTGCTCGGCGTCCTGATCGTCTTCGGTGGTCTCCAGGACGAGATCGCCGCGCGCGACCGCGCGATCAGTCGTGCCGTCCGGCGTGATGTCGTAGATGCGTTCGCCTCCGGCGATCACGCGCGCGTCGTCGCTGTACACGACTCGGCTCGTGGTCGGGTTGAGAATGTTGTGGGACATGCTCGGCTCCTGGTCAGGGCATCGATTGGGTGGGGCCGACCGCCTGCGCGGTCGGGGTCACGGTGTCGGCGGTGCCGATGGGCGGGCGCAGCGAGCCGTCGGTGAGACCGTCCTCGCGGTCAACGTCGACCGAGAGCTGGGCTCCGGCCCACACGCGACCCCCAGCGGAGTTGCCCTGCGTGCGCATGGGCACGCCGAACTCCTCGGTGTAGGTGTTGCGATGCAATCGGAAGTTCGTATTGCCGTAGGTGCCGTACTCCAGGTTCGGCCATTCCAGCAGGGCCAGGCGACAGGCCACGGCGAGGTTGTCGCGCGCGGCGATTGCCGCGTCCCAGTCGGCACCCTTGGCCCAGACCATGATCCGGCAGGAATACCGGGTGTTGTAGACCGGCAGTCCCGTCGGGTCGATGTCGACCTGATCGGTGGTGAGCAGCCTGGGATTGATCACTAGTACCCAGTTGTCGTCTTTGCTGCTCAGCGCATTGTCGGCTGGCTCACCACTGGTGACGTCGGTGACCATCGGCAGCGTGTTGCTATCCAAATTCCACGCGACGCGCAACAAGGGGATCTTGCGTGGTAGCACCTCCTGGAGCAGCACCCCCAGCTTGTTGCGCATCTCATCCGCGCCCCTCACCGGTGCACCTCCGAGGCGTTGACCGAGGCGCGACCGCTCACGATCCAGGAGATGACGGCCGAACTGGCGGCGCCCTCGCGCGCCACCTGCTCGGCTGAGACGAGCGGACGGGCGGGCATGTACTTGGTGCCGTACTGGTGATACTTCGCGTAGGAGACGTTCGTGCCGGCCTCGACCTCATGCGCGGTGATCCGCTCGAAGGCCAGTGGCCGGTCGGACATCGATCGGAGCAGGTTCGTGTTCGCCACCAGGATGTCGCCGGTGAATCCCTCGCGGCGCTTCTGGATCACGGTGCGCGGTTTCAGCTCGGCCCAGGGGGTACGCCACCGCTCACCGCGCGAACCGAACTGCACGCGATTCTGGTTGGCGAACCAGTCGAGCAGCACCTCCCACGCGGCCATCAGGTTGTCCGCGCGCGCCTTCATGTCCTGGAGACGCTTGCGGGCGGGCGCGATCGACCGCTTGTCGACCTTGCACAGCGTGGTCGCCACCGACTCACCTCCTCATTTGAACGCGGCAAGGTTGCGCAGATCCTCATACGGCATCAGCTCAGCAGTAGACCAGTCTTCGCTCGGTACCGGCGGTGGCTGTTGGCTGTCCAGATCGCGGACCACCACGGTGTCATCGTGCCGGTTGAGGAAGATCGTGCCAGCCTTGCGCAGGATGGCCAGTTCGAGCCGCGTGCGGGTTTGCGGTTCGCCGATCAGTCCGGCCTGGTAGCCGAGCAGTACGGAGCCGATGACGCCGCTGAGGCGTTGCACGGTCCCGACCGGGGACCAGCCGCCCAGCAGGCTGAATGAGGGGTTGGGCAGTGGCGGGTAGTTGTCGGTGTCCACCCAGCGCAGCCGCCGTTCCTGCAACGTCCACTGCTCCGGCAGCGTGGTGATGTCGCCGGGTGAGGGCACGGTGGCGCCGTCGATCGAGTCGACGGTCACGACCGGATGCCGGGTGGCGACAAGACCGGTCCCCAGGATCGATACCCGTTCGCGGTAGGAGCGCGGCGAGATGAACGTCATCAGCGCACCCTCCAGGCTGGCCTCGACCGAGGCGCACAGTGCCTCCGCTTCCAGCCACTGCGTGGGTGTCCACTTCGGTTCCGCCAGGAACCGGTTGAGTCGGTTCGCGTCCACGATGCCCATTGCCGTCCTCCCAGACGTCGATCAGTGGTAGGCCCCGACGTAGGGAAGGACAAACCCGCTCGTCTGGGTCAGGGTAGGTACGGTGCTGGGCAACGTGGTCAGCGCACTGCCACTGCTGTTGGTGTACAGGCGCCCCTTGCCGCTGGCAGCGGACTGGTTGGAGCCATACTGTCGGCCACCCACCACGGTGATCGTTCCCGTGGTGACCATCAGCAAGCACAGCAACACCTGCTTGCCGACCGGGTAGG